AATGGGTCAACGTACAAATCGGGTGTCAATTATGACTGGGCGCATACCTATGCGGATGCAAGGGATGAACACGGAAGATACGGTGGTGAAGATGCCGATACTATTGTAATCATCAAAGACATTGGAAATCCATCATCTGCGGAAGTTACGATGTATATTCCAGATGCTTCTGGCGAAACTACAGCAAGAACAACTTGGACGGGTACTGCTCAGTCAACAACAAGTCCTGGTAGCGTTGTAAGCGGTCAGGCGATGGGAGCGAGGACTAGAGATTTTGGCGATCAGTCTGATCCAGTTGACGCTGTAAAATTTTATCCATCGACAGGCAATTTTGAAGGATGCGGTCAAATCACCGTGCTTGGGATGAAAACGAGCTAGGAGGATCAGATGGGTCACGAATTTAAATATCTAAACGGCGAGTTGGTTCGGTTGTCCGATGCAGAAATCGCGGAACACAATGCGAAGGACACCGCTTGGACAAACGGCGCAACGAATCGGATTTGGGCATCAATTCGTGAAGAAAGAAATGCGAGGTTAGCCGCAACAGATTTCTACGCTCTAGGTGATGTTACTCTACAAGACAACATGAAAACGTATCGCCAAGCCTTACGAGATTTGCCAGCTAATACGGCTGATCCGGCGGCGTTTGAAACTCAATGGAATGACTTTCTCGACAAGAAAGCTGGGGTTAGTGATCCTTGGCCCCAAAAGCCGTAAAGTCGGCTCTGTTTACTATCCACCCTCTCAGTTCAAAGAAGCAGAAGAGGCGTTCCGCTGGCGCTATCGGGCGTGGTTGACTGAAATGAGGAAGCGCAGGAAGTGGGTTTGGATGAGAAAACGTCAGCGAAGGAGGATGCGGCATGAATTACTTTAAAGAACATTGGAAGTGCGTCGCCAGTGGTTTTGTAGCTGGTATGTTGGCAACAGCGATGCTGCTCAGTTGAGCCAGTACGATGGTGATTTCAAATGGACCCTGTGACGATAGCAGCAAGCATAGCCGCCGTGAAAACGGCTATGGGCGCAGCCAAAAACATTCAGAGCATTGGTCACTCGCTCGACGGGCTGTTCAAAGCACAAGAGGAGCATAAAAAGAACAAGGGAAAGAAACGACCAAAAACCCGTATGCAGCAAATTTTACGTATGCGCTCTGGTGACGAAGGATATGACGATGATACGTCCATAAGCGCAGTTGCTAATCAGGTTCTGGAAGACAAACAAACTGAAATTGCATTAGTAAATTTAGCGCGTGAGATTGACCGCAAATATGGACGCGGAACGTGGAACCAAATTATTCAACAAAGAAAGAAACTAATTCAAGAACGCAAGGCGGCTGACCAACTAGCAAAAGAAAATGCACTGCGTAAAGCCAAGGCCGACAAAGAATTTTGGCACAAGGTTATGGTCGAATCGGGGAAAATCCTGGTAGTGGTTTTGGCCGTTGTTGCCGTCATAGGCTTTGTGATGTGGGCGGCTAGTCAGCCGAAGATCAGGTGACGATATGGAACTGACTGCCTCGCACGCTATACAAGGCTTAATGCTAATAGCCACAATCGCTGGCGGGTACGCCGTTGTGAAGTCGAACCTTCAACGGGTAATGGAAGATTTGGAAATCTTTCACAAGAACTTCGACAAATTTAAAGCCGATTTTGACGCACGGTTAGATGATGCAGAAAGCCAACGCGCCGTATTTTCTAGTCAGATTGATGTTTTAAAAGACATTAATTCTGTAAGCGCGCTGGAACATCGAAATCGCGAAATGGCGACCTTGCAAGCCGAAGTGAAAGTAATGAAGGCACAAATTGCACATTTGAATGCCATCCATAATGGAACCCATCCTGATACGTCGAGATAATGATGGATCGTTTAATAATCCTGGTGTTTGGTTTGTTGTTAAGTGCTTGCCAAACCACCGAAGCCGTGAAAACAGAAACGTCATGCGGTTCTTCTCCCGCCATGCACCGGGATGGGATGCATACTATTTTGATGAAGGCGAACGAAGATATTTCTTTCCGCGATCTCGAAGAACGAGATCACCTTGTATTCCTAAACTCATATAACAAAACCCCGCCACCATCTGACATTAAAGCAGACCGCATCAGGTTCTATTACAAGCTGGGAGCGCGACAAGTGTTTATGGTGATGAGCGTTAAGGATTGTGTTTCCCAGGCAGGGCCACTCACGGTTTATCAGGCTGAAGTCTGGCTACAGGGAATTGTTCTGGACCCAAGTAAATTCCTAGATTCCGAAACTAAAATTTAAATCAAATCGTGGGGGCGACCATGGCGGGATTAACGATGTTAATATTTAGTCTATTGCTGGGCGCGTGTCGCTTAGAAGTTCCTGTGGACATTAGCAAGATGATGATGACGCACGAGGATTTAATTCAGCAAGAGCGTGAGCTTGATCGTGATTTTTGAACACTACGACGAGATACCTTTAAACAACTGGCCGTACCGTTATTTCAAACCAGACGAAGTCGCCTGTAAAGGAACAGGTCAAATCAAAATTAACGAAGAAGCCCTTTCTGCTTTGGATAATCTGCGGACCATTCTTGGCCATAGTATCAGTTTATCTTCCGCATATCGTTCACCCTACCACAACGCCAAAGTCGGCGGTGCGCCTCGATCCTCACACCTAGAGGGTCATGCTTTTGATGTCAGGCTGCAAGGAAAAGACAAAGAAACAATTAAAAGAGTTGCAGAGCAAGTTGGCTTTAAGGGATTCGGAATGAGGTATCAAACTTTCATCCATATTGACATGGGCCGTAGGAGGCAATGGTAATGATGGACATGATCTTTTCAGTTTTGACCGGCGGTGCAACGGGCATACTGGGCAGCGTCTTAGGCAAGGTGTTCAACTTCGTTGATGTGTTCATAGAAGAAAAGAAAGCCAAAGGCGAACATGAACGGGCAATGGAAATGCACCGTTTGCAGTCAGAGTTACGGGCTGAAGAATTAGAGAACGAACGGGCTATTGTAGAAGAACAAGCGTCAGGCGTTGCGCGGGCGGCGTCCTATTCCATGATGACCGGCGTCGAGGTTCCTTATCCTTGGGTTGCTGCGATCCTAAGATTGATGAGGCCGACATTGACCGTAATGTTGGTCGGCATCGTTTGGTATATCTACGCAGCAAGCGATGACCTTGCCCAGCAAGAAACGATCATTCAATCCGTAATATATATGAGTTCCACGGCGGTGCTTTGGTGGTTTGGTGACCGGGCAATGCGTCCTAAGAAATGATAGTATGATAGTAACAGATGAACAGTCGGCCCATGTGAACTGCCCGTGGTGCGGTGAGTGGACAAGGCTGGAATTTGTCAGAGGGCATTTGGAATGCCCAGTCTGCCGCAACCCTGTCGCGGATTGCTGTGACGGGGAAAAAGAAGAGGCCCCCGAAGGGGCCTGATCTCTAGCTTTCAATTTTGTGTAATGGCGTTACAGGCTCGTCAGGTTCATATGCCTTGCACGTTTGCTCGTAGGGCAGCGGATGAACAAAGATACCCTGTTTGGATGCGGACCTGATGATAGCCCATGAAGTTTGAATCAAGCTCTGTGAAAATTTGTCCGGGTTTGAAATCACCCGGCGCGCATTCCGCAACTCGCGTTTGATGGCTTGTAAAATACTCATCACACATTCTCCCCCACTTCCGCTGTCAGCTTCTGAAGCGCCTTCTGCACTTCATGGCCCATTTCTTCTGTGTCTGCATTGCTCTCAACCGCTTTCATAAACTTGCGGTGTTTGCGTACAAATTCGGTTGCGGCAAAATGAGTACCAAGTAACGGGTTTACTTCATCGTTGTCTTTAGCCAGCGTATAAGACCGCCAAGTTCTTGCTGGGCCAGGATTAATATATCCCCGTGCGATTAGCCCTTTAATAATGCGATGGGCATTAGCTGGTGATTTATCAATGTGATCTCCAATTTCCCGTGCGGTTGGAACCGTACCCGTTTCGATATTAAATTCACGAATAAAATCATAAACTTTCATTTGCATGGGTGTAAGTGACGCTTTCATTTTTGTGCTTCCTTTGCCTTGGCCGACAAGCGGCGTATAATTTTCTTATATTCAGTGCCGAACGCTGATGCTTTCTCAGGGTGTTCTTCTTTCAGCCGGTCAATCGTATCGTCATGGTCCTTCTTGTGTTCGGCAATTTCATGCCGCCGGTCTTCAAAGCTCATACTTTTATCGACCTCAATGTTTTCCCAGACTTGTTTCATGGCAGCGATCCACTCATCGGCTGACATATACTCTTTTATCTCTTCCTCGACGGCCATTTCCCAAGCCCGCGCTTCATCATCCTCTAGGACGGCCTCTGCGCCTTCCTCAGAAGCATCTGTGTTTTCTGGACCTTTGGTATCTGGAATTGCCGCATCGTCATTATCTGACGATCCTGGCGGGTCAATTTGCTTCGCACCCTTCCCAAAAGCACTATCCATTGGATTATCGTCTGGTCTAGGCGTGATATCTTTCATTTCGGGTTCGCCCGTTGGATAGTCCTGTGCTTCTTCCTTTATTATTACCCCCGATAGCGCATCTGGAAACGCATCCCTGGCTGCAAATCCCCTTGCCCGCATCTGAAGCATCCGTTTCGGGTATGACCGCCACGGTCCCTTGCCTGTTAGGCCAGCAAGTTTAGCATCGGCCAAAGAAAACGATCTTGTCGTTTCAACCTTTTCACCAAAGCGCATACGTACAATGGTGCAGAAAGCTTCATCGCCTTCGCGCCATTCCTTGTGGCTGACGTACTCAGAATGCCCAGTGATCAGCGCCATCATGCCGTCGCCATATAAGGATGGCTTGCCGTTAATCACCGCCATATTCTGCATCGCTGCCAACGGCGCCAGCCCCACTTCACTTGCCCATTGTACGGCAACCACAATATCCGCTGGCTTGCCCTGGAATGCTTTCGGGCAAAACGCGGACACAGCCATTGTTTCCGCAAATTGCATCGCTTCAGTCATGTTCGTAGGCGTGAGAATGCCTGATTGTTTTGCTGCGACTTCACCCATTTTTAATTTCCTTTATGCTAATAGTTTTCTGACGAACCTGATACGCCAACTTGGCCGGTATAATTTTCTCAGGTTGCTCACGATATTTTTTTACCGGCCAGGACACGCGATAGTTTCCGGCCAACCCAGTTATATGGTTGCCCATTTTCCGTTGGATTTCGGCGGTTAGCACTCCAAGTGCTTCACTGCCTTCCTTGATCTGATCTTTCAGCAACAGATATTCCTTGCAGAGATCATCAAATCCGGCTGGCAAATCGACAGGTTCTTCCTTGTCGCCAAGCGAATAGACAAGCGCGGCATCGGCTGCATCGGCAAGATCGTAATACTCAATCTCATCGGCGTTTAGCCGCCTATCCAAATCCACACACGCTTCACTGATGGATTTCTCTGTGCCAGCGTGGAGCGTGAACAAGAAAATCCGCATTTCCACGCCGCCATATAAGATGATAAGAGCCGCCCATTTATAGCCGCCGCACATCATCTGGCCATTTACCTGGACAGGGCCACGCCACATCGGCGGGAAGTCTTCCGGCCTACTGCGCGTTACCTTGCTCTCAAGGACGCCAATGCCGTCCAATACAATGCGGTCATTGCCCACCACATAGATGCCCTTGAACGGGTCATGGTGTATGGTCATGCTCTTGCCATCGGCCCTGCCGTCCAGGCTTGCCGCCAAAGGCAGTGTCGGATGCACCACAGGTTCGGTGATATTGAGTTCGGGAACCAAGCCCAGGCGTTCGCAACCCTCTTTAAGAACAGGCTCTTCAAGAACATTGCCCATGTGGGTCAGTTCATTGCCTTCCCACTCTTTGCCCTTGCCTTCCTTGTGTGCCCACATTTCTAGCAGTTGTTCGTTAGGCGTCTTGTGCGGCGATAAGCCCATAATGTAAGGCAAGATACTACAGCTACACATTAAGTTTGATGTCAGTTTACCTACCATTTTATCTTGTACCCCCCATGTCGCTGGCATGGGATGAACCCACTTGGTTCTTGACGGCAACCGTTGTCCCTGTTTCATCCCGTAGGATGTCGGTGACCACGGCCTTCAGTTGGTTATGGATGTGATTGATGCGGCGTGTCTGGCAGCGGGATTGAGCGACTTTCAAATCACCCTGCAATGCGGTATAATCCGCATATTGAAAGAGGTTCATCATAGAACCCCCAACATGGCGGCGCCCATGATCGTCCAGGCATATACCCCTAGCATTAGGCCCGCAAACAGCGTAACCCCGCCCAGCAATTTCAAGGTTTTGATTAAGAGTTCGGTTTTATCGGTGTAATTACTACACGGTTTTGGCATATACATAGTAAATTCCTTTTCTATTATAACTCTGTTTTGTGTCTGCTTTAACTCTGCCTGTCAACTATTTATCACCTTCGACACGATCAATAATTGCTTTGACCTGTTGCGGGTGCCATTTCGGCTTGCCAAAAACAGCCTTATCCTTGTCAATAAGGCGCTGACGGGCGCGTGTTTGAACGCCACGCCGGGTCAATTCCTTCGCGATTAGCCGCATCGATGTCATTCCAAGCTGGCGGCATTGAACAATCTCAGGCCAAACAGACAGCGCATAGGCGTCGGCCCTGGTCTGCTTGACCTTTTGCCCTTCCTTCTGGACTTCATCCCACTTTTCTGATCCCAGCTTCGTCATCTTCTTCTGGCGATTAGACGACTTGGTTGCATAGAAGCCGTCTTCTTTAATGATGCGCTTCATTTGAGCGCGGGTTTTCTTAACCCGATCACTGATTTGTTCGCGCTCGTACTGGGCCATCGCGGCGACAATATGGATGGTCAGGTTCGACACAAAGGGCTGATCGGCACAGGCAAACTTGATGCCTGATTCCATCAACCTGGATACGAACGCCACTGAACGGCTTAGTCTGTCCAGTTTGGCCACCAGGAGCGTTGCCCCTTCCTTCTGGCACAGCGCCAGCGCGGCATCCAGTTGTGGCCTCTCCTTCTCCGATTTGGCGCCGGACTCAACCTCTATAAACTCAGCAATCACTTGCCAGTTGCCGCCGTTCAGATGGTCAATGCACATCTTCTTTTGTGCATCGATGCCCAAGCCTTCGGCACCCTGCTTGGTTGTCGAGTTACGAAAGTAAAGGACAATCTTATCGTTTGTCCCTGCCCCATGCTCATAGATGTCGCCATTGTCGATGGCTTCTTTAATGGCAACGGCCCTACGGGCCGACGCTTTGCATCCATCTTCTGCATTACCTGGCGCTAGTGCATTTCTACTAGTAGAAGATTTAAGTTCTTCTGCCATTGTCTTTCCTCACAATATAGCCCAAGAAATGATTGCCTTCGTTTTCAGAAGCGATATCCAAGATGGTCTTTGCGATATCAATAAGATTTCGATCAGGCTCTTTGGTTAGCCCGTTCAGCCATTCAACCCGTTCACTTGGAACAATCGCCGTCAGTTTTTGCGCGTTCGCAATTTCTGATGATTCATCATCATAGTTGCCTTCATGCAGATTTAACCAAGTGCTTTCAATCGCATCTGCAATCACGTTGCTTGCTTTTTTGTAGTCCATCATTCCCCCCTACGCTTCTCAGCCGCAAACGCTTGCGCGTCGTTCCATGCCGTTGGAAAAATCTTGTCAAAAAGTTTTTCACGCTGATACCCAGGATTGTTTTTGTCTGGATAGCTGACCAGAAAAGCAGAACCGAGGTTCCGTATCTGAACAGGACCATAATCATTCCACTGTTCAACCCATATCCATTTAGTTTGACTACCGCTCATTATCCTTCTCCCTCACCATGCAATTACGTTTGGATATTTTTCCAAGTCTGGCTTGAAATCGCTTAGACTGTCAGTGTCATCGTCAATCCAGAAATCGGCTGGCGTTGGGATGGCTTCGATGCGGCCTTTCGGATCGTGTTCGACCACATAAGTTCCATCGTCATTGCAGTAGAACCCAGCAACGGCGTCGGCGGCATCTTCAAGTTTCCCGCTGTACTTCCATGCGTCATAGTGACCGTCACCATCATCACAGATCAGCGTGGCGGGTGCGGAATACCAATCGCCACTTGCCGCTTTGCCGTGGCCCCACTGGTCGATTAACTCGACTATTCCTGACTTCGTTTGATGTACACTCATAACTCTTATCCTTTCATCCATTTCGATAGCTGGGCATTAACAGCATTTAGCAAGGCAGTGTCGCACCAGGGTTCGTGGGCTGGCAGATCACCTAATACCAATTCCCTATCCATGCTGTCGCTGGGCAAGCCCCAATCGCCGTACTGGTCAACCCACATGATCCATTGGTCGTCTTCATTGCGGATTTCGAAATATTTACCACCGCACATATGTAGCCAATCTGCCTCTGTATAGTGGCAATCCTCAATCAAATACGCTTTATATTCGGCGTCGAGTTTTGCAGTCAGTTCCTCGATTTTGGCTTTGTTCTTTTCAACAAAAGGACTGTCATCGTGACTGATGCCGCTCCACGGTTCGCCGTGCAGATCGTTTCCTGTCGGCGCAAATATGCAATCAACATCGTCATCATTGCGGACAAACATCCAGTTGCCGCGTAGTCGCACATCACCGGGCTTGATCGTTCGACCCCAGGCTTCGCTCAACCAATAAGCTGCTTTAGCAACCGTCAGTTTTTCAAATTTTGGTTTGCTATTAAGCATCGTGAACGCTCCCCAATTTTAATGATGTTTCCCTAATTTTAATGCCGTGGTACGCGCAATAGCCGACCAACAAATAAACCAGGTTTGCTGGCGCGTCGGGCCAGAAGGTAAAATCCTCATAAATGTCCACGATTGGGCCATCCTTGTGGAACTCGACGTAACACCAAAACCCCGCCTCTTTGTCGAACCGAAGCCCAGCCCAGCAAATAGCAGATGATTCATAACCGTCGGGATGTGGCATCATATAGCTGTCATACTCACCAGCTATATTACTAATGAATGATACAAGCCGAAGCGCGTCATCATTCATTTCAAACGCCTCTTTATTCTTTGTCATCTACCTATTCCTTTCTGTCTATGCGTTGACAACCCAATGTCATCAAAACGTCATGTGTATACACGTATATATAGATATGCTATAAGAGTGTCAAGTTTTAAACTGGAAAAAATCGACGTATGGGAACTAAAAAGCCTTTTTATTTGAGATTGCGGCCAGATTTGATGACGGTTTTGCGACAAGCATCACATCAAAAGGGCATGACCATGACCAAGATCATAGAACGCGCCTTAGAACGTGAAATTGGGCCTACCAGCGCCAACGTGGTCAATCTGAAGGACCATATGCAGGATAATGAAGATGGCTCTTAGAAACAAATACAGGGCCGTCAAAACGGAAGTCGATGGCATCATGTTTGATAGCAAACGCGAGGCTGCGCGGTACATGGTTTTGGTTTTGCTTGAGCGCCAAAAAAAGATTTCCAATTTAGAATTACAGCCAAAATTTGACTGTATTGTTAACGAAAAAAAGATTTGTAGTTACCGCGCTGACTTTCGTTATTTTACTGCAAATGGATGTGTGGTTGAGGATGTGAAAGGCGTGAAAACGGCAGTGTATCGGCTCAAGAAAAAGCTGGTCGAAGCTTTGTATCCAGGCGTCAAGATTCAAGAGGTTTGATGGTGTGTAAAATGTGTAATGGGACATCGGAAATCTATCGGCCAATGACAACAATCACACAAGAAATTCAGCGACATTTTCAGAAAAACGGACGGCTTGAAAGCGTATTTGAAGAGGTAAAACAGAATGTTGGGGGAACAGACGCTTGTCCAATGTGTTCGGGAAGAGCGGAAGTTGAGTATCAAGTGAGTTCTCAGTATGAGTGAGCGGATCACAGATAACCTCAGTTCTGACATTCACGAAGCCTGGATGGATTTGCAACGCTTGGAAAATAACGATTGCGTTGGCCACACGGCGGGCGGGCCGTATTTCAAAGCATTGAGGGCAGCGCGAGAAAAACACAGCCATTTGTTAGCTTTGGACAGTGCCTATCAGGATGGGAAAAACGGCGCCCGGGAGATTACTGAAAATCCTTTTGCCATAAATTCAGACGAACGTAAGGCGTGGCAAGAGGGTTATAACGATGAAGTTCTGTGGCAAATGCAAGATGATTAAAAAGTTTCAATACACGGCTGGATACATTGCACTTATTGTTTTGGTCAACTGGGGCTTTACGATTGTCCCATTAGTAGAAATGCCTGGGGGTGAAATGTGGCCCCCGATGAGTTTGATTGTTGGCCTGATTTTCGTTGCCCGTGACTACGCTCAACGCGAGATCGGTCACCGTGTCATTATCGCAATGCTGGTTGCCGCTGCGTTGAGTTACGTCATGGCGTCACCGTTTGTTGCGGTGGCAAGTTTAGCCGCATTCCTAATCAGCGAGTTCGCTGATTGGGCGATTTATTCTTTCACCAAAAAGCCTCTGCATGAGCGGATTTTGTGGTCAAGCGCGATTGCAACGCCCGTCGATTCAGCCATCTTTCTTGCTGTCATTAATCATCTTTCATGGTCTGGCGTCATCGCCATGACGGTCAGCAAAATGATTGCGGCACTTATTGTTTGGCAAATTGTGAGGCAGCGATGCGCGTAACATATTCATTTACAATGCAAGCCGTCTGCCCCGTGGATAAAAAAAACGATGCGTATGAGGTGCAAGTGATTTCCGACAGGACGATCCCTGTCGAACGCATTCTTGAATTGACCAAGGATCAGCCAGAAGGGTTTCAAGAAGACCTGACAGAGAACCTTGCGAGGCTACTGGGTGCGAGGGTGATTTCCACAGGCTGGCATAGTGGTGTTAAGACGGTATGCGAGGCGGGATGATCCACTACCACTGCGCCGACATTTATCCGAACCATCGGTTGATTGAAATGGCTGGGCGGCATTTGCTCATTAGCCATGCCTACCCAACCGCCGCCACCATCGCACATCAAATTTCACAGTCGGTACTGTTGGATAACGGCGCCTTTTCGGTATGGAAATCAGGCAAAAAGGCCGATTGGCAAAGTTATTATGAATGGGCTGATATGTGGCTAGATTGCGTGACCACCTGGGCCATAATCCCAGACGTAATTGACGGTTCTGAAGCTGAACAAGACGCATTGATTAAGCAGTGGCCGCATGGCACTCGTGGCGCTCCCGTGTGGCATTTGAATGAGCCGATAGATCGATTGTTAATGTTGATAGAAAAATGGCCAAAAGTTTGTTTGGGTTCGGCGGGTGAATATCCCGAAGTTGGTACAGATAAGTGGCATGGCCGAATGACAGAAGCGTTCAATGAAGTGTCAAAACGGGGCCGAATGCCCTGGCTGCACGGCCTGAGAATGCAGGGCGTTGGCCATTTGTATCCTTTCGGTTCAGTCGATTCCGCTGACGTGGCGCGTAACAACAATCGTAAACAGAACACGATTGAAGGCATGGTTGCGCGTTGGGATTGCAGCCAGCCACAAATGCGGTGGACAAAAAAACCAGTGCAAATTGATTTAATGAGTATCGTTGGATGACACGGGTCATGTTGTCAAATGCGGAAGTTTTTCAAGGTGCTATGATTGGTGTGATGCGGTTGTTGAGAAGAAAAAAAGCGAAGCGTTCGGAACTTCGCAATACACCCCCAACCGGCACTTGGGAGCGGTCAATTGAAGGGGCCATTAGTGAAATGGCGCTGGCGAAACATTTGAACGTGTTTCTTGCGGACCATACGAATAGGGAAATCCCTGATGTTGGTGACGTTGATTGCCGCGCAACCAGCCATAAAAACGGCAGTTTAATCGTCCATCCCTACGATGCAGATGACCGATTGTTTTATTTACTGGTGGGGATGCACGGCCAATATGAAATTAAAGGCTGGATTAAAGGGGCCGACGCCAAACAGGACAAGTATTGGAAAGACCCAGTGGGTGGGCGTCCGGCTTACTTTGTGCCTCAAGGAGAACTGAACGATGGCTAAATTTCCTCACCTACCTTTGTGGACCGACGCCTACATGGCCGACACGTTGCACCTGACGCATGAGGAACATGGTCTGTATCTGATGCTTTTGATGACGATCTGGCGCTCGCCAGATTGCAAAATTCCGAACGATTTGACGTGGGTTAAAAGGCGTCTTCGGGCCACCGATGAGCAAATGGAAAACTTGGTCAAAAATCTGTTGGAAGAGTTCTTCACAACGACAGGAAATCACATCACACAAAAGCGATTAAAAGAAGAATATGAGTATGTGAGAAAAAAAGCGAAAAAGAATAGCGTTTCCGCTAAGTCACGGTGGAATAAGGAAAAAGTAGTATGCGAACGCAATGCACCTATACCTACACCTACACCTAGTATAGTTACTAACGTAACTATATCGCCCAAATCTGACGATTTGTTCGAAATTTGGTATGAGCCTTGGCCCCGAAAAGTTGGCAAAGGTGGCGCCCGAAAAGCGTTCAAAGCAGCCCTCAAAAAAACTGATTTTGAAACCCTCTGCCAGGGCCGTGATCGATTTATCCAAGCGGCCATCGGCCAGGACAAAAATTACATCCCCTATCCTAGCACATGGTTGAACCAAGAAAGGTGGCTTGACGATGACACAGCAATTAACCCAACGCCAATCGCAATCCGTAGTGGAAACGGAACACAATCTGCAAGCATCGCTGCCGCCGTCGGTGGCTTCGTCGCTCGACGCAGTGGTTGATGCAGATTTTAACGTAATCGCCTACACCATCGACGGCCCCTGCTCCGTTGACGACCTCACGGCCGCAATTGCAGCCATTGACGCTGCCAGCCAGCCGATGCCAGCAAAGGCGTTGGGAATGCTGATTGCCGAAGTGTTCAGCCTGACCAAGCGCAAGAAGGATGACCAGATCACGCTAGACCTGGCCGTTGAGGCTTACGGTTCACGCCTTGAGCAATACCCTGCCGACATCGTCCATGAGGTTCTTACAAAGTGGCCAGATCAATCCATGTGGTGGCCTAGCTGGCATGAACTCAAAGAGGAAATCGATTGGCGTAACAATCGCGCCAAGATCAAGGCGGCGTTGGAGAAGAAGCTGACGCCGGACAGAACGCAATCTGTTATCAATTATGCACTAAGGAGAATGTAATGAATGATGGTTTTGTTTATCAAGCAAACACAGAACAGCTAATACAGAACATCAAAAACTATTGGAGAAATATTGGCAAGGGGTACGACGTAACAATTTTTTTGAATTGGAACGATAACATCAGATCAGATTTGATCAATGGATTGCCCAAAAATTGGGACCGCGCAGACAACGATAAAATTTAATAATTGGAGCTTAAGAGAGGGCTAACAACATGAATTTGCAATTACAAGGTAAAATCATCCAGGTCATGGACGAACAATCAGGCGAAACGGCCAAAGGCCCGTGGCGAAAGCAAGAATACGTTCTGGAAACCGACGGCCAGTATCCGAAGAAGGTTTGCTTTATGGCCTGGAACGACAAAATTGATGAGTTCGCGATTAAAGAGGGTGAAGTCGTTGATGTGGGTATTGACCTCGAAAGTCGCGAATACAACGGCCGATGGTATACCGATGTGAAAGCATGGAAAGTAGCAAAAGACACATCGATTAGCCCGCACGATGAAGCTAAAGGCAACGGGTTTCAGCCGGATGACGATGACATTCCGTTTTAAATGTTATAAGCGTGACGAACCGTGACGAAGGCGTGACCATCACGCAATAATTTAGTAAAAGGAGAAGTAAGTATGAAAGTTTTACGCTATCAGGAAGTAGCAAGGTTAGTTCATTACTGTCCAACCCACATACGGCGGCTAGTCAAGGCCGGTAAATTTCCCCAGCCAATAAAGCTAGGCGAGAACAGAGTTGTTTTCGACAGCGCCGAGATCGACAAGTGGCTTAAGGCCAAGGCTGATGCACGCGCCAATTGATGCCCACGAAAGATTCGACCGGGTTTTGAAAAAAGATGGCGAAGAAAAAGAAAAAAATTAAATCACCGCAGTCGGATTTTGGGACGCCCGAAAGCAAGCAACATGGAGAGTTTGTGCTTGAAGACACAATTGTTGCGGGCGTCAAGCGCGTTCGAAACGTCACCGTCGATCCTCTTGAAACGCTCAAACGGCGTGAACTGATCGATGCGGCACAATACGATGCTGGCCAGCGATTTGCCGAAATATTCCGCAAGGCGATGTTGGCAGAGGTCTATGCCACGGTGCGGTTTGGGCATATCCCGTCAACGCCAAACATTCAAATGATGGAAAGCGTAGTGAGAGCTAAAGCGGAAGTGCGGTTAGCCCTCAAACACATCGGTTATCCGTTGGCATCGCTGGCTGAACACGTAATTGGAAATTGTAACACGATAAGCACCTGGAAAGGGGGCAAAGGAAGCGTCGAAACACTACGTTTGGTACTAAATGGGCTAAAAAACTACTATAAAATGTAGATGTCAACGATTTGTACTAGTTTACAAGTGCATTTTAATTGGCTATTTTGTGAAACAGTGGAAATTTTTGACATTGGAACTGAGGCGATGGGCCGTCCAACAAAACGCAATCAGAAATTAATCGATAAATTGCTGCTTGGGCTGGAAGCTGGCCGGTACGAAAATGAATTGTGCGCGGAGCTCGACGTGCATCCGACGAACGTCCGCATATGGAAACGCAAAGACCCAGAACTACGCGAAATGGTGAACGAAGCCCGACGCGACGGCATACTGGCCCGCCTGGAAGCTGACAAGCTGGCACTTGAGGCGGCGATTAGCCGTGACGACATTCTGAGGGCAAAAGAATGCCTTGCACATAGTCGCTGGGAAGCGGAAAAATTGCTGAAAGATTTTCAACCTATACAAAAATCTGAGGTTACACATAGCGGACCCATGATCATTGGGTGGGAAAACGAAATTAAACCCACAAATGAAGGAGCCGAACAAAAGACCGAAAACGCTTTAATCAATTAATTCTGAGTAAAACGCTTTCAGTCAATATTCGTTAAATCTCCAGGCGACTAGCCGTCTAGTCTAAATTTAACCGATTTTGGCGCTTTTTTTCGCGCAACATTAGACGCAAGGCAACGGCAACCGGGCTTTGTATATCCTGGGTGCCGTCTTCCCAACGTCGCACAGTTCGCGGGTTTACAGGCTTGTGGCCAGGTTCTGTTAAAGCATCGGCCAAGCCCTTGACCGATAGATCAAGGGCATGGCGAACGCTCTTCAATTCTTGAGGGGTCATGTTTTTATATAATGCCCTTTGCTATCTATTTTGGTAGTTGTTACGGCACCAGCCAATACATTAATCACAACGGCTTCAATGGCGCTTGTATAGGATATTGTACGAAATGCGATAACATCGCCCGCCATTAGGCGCTTGTGGGTTTTTTCAATCATTGAACGGGTAACAATTAAAGGCTTTTTTGTGGCAACCCTGGTTAGATAAATACGCTTATCGTTAACGCTATCTACGCTCAAACGATCTTTAAAAACCAAAGCGCCGGGTTTCAAATGCCTTGTGGCGTCTAGCCAATTAAAATTATTCATTACTATACCTTTCACAACGGGCACCATTGCCCTACTAGCACCAAAGGCGGGCAATTCCTAGGGAACCCCGCCAATGGCGATAAATCGCGTTGTAGCGCGTTTATGAAGCGATGGCGCTTGCTTTTTTCTTGCTGTTACCATGCGCCGGAAAACCGACAATAACCTTGCGCGATTGCTTTTGACATAAACCGCACGTTTTGCAAGTTACGTCGTCGCGGTATGTTGCCGGACATTGTGCCACAATGCGTCCTTTTGGCGTTGTCGTTTTGCGGGCGTCGAAATCATGGGGTAATACCGTCGCGACGGGGCCAATGCCTAGGTCTGTTAATTTGTCCGCATGATCTAGATTGTTCGCTGATAGATTTATAGTAAATCCTTTGGCATTCGCCGTGGCAATAGCAGCGCGGTTATGTTTGTTCGTTTCCACATTGTAATGCGAAAAGGTAAACCCACGCTTTCCGGCGTTCGCGCCAGCAAGCGCCAAAATGGCGCCACGATCGACGTTTTCGCCGTCGCCTGGAAGGTCGCCGGCTTGGTTATGGCGCCATAGGATATTAGCGGGCAATGCGGCAACCTGGTTAACGAAATCGGAAAATGAACCGCCACGTTTGCCATTTGTTACTTCGTCCCATCGTCCTTTCAACGGATAGCCTTCGGCGTAACATCCGTTATTCTTAAACGGACAAGCGTCGGGGCAAGTGCCGCGATCACTGGTTGATACGGGCATTTCGCCGGTTTTCTTGTTTTTAGATTTTTTGTTTAAATAGAAATGCATTATTTGCACTCCCATAACTCGCGGCAAGCGCCGTCAACGTCCATTGGATCATTAAGGAAATTCGCCGTCGCCGAATTAGAACCCCAATAACCTTCAACAATGCCCGTGTGGGTGTTCACCCAGATATTAGGACCGCCGAACGCGACAAGAACGCGAGCGCCGATATATTCGCCCTCGCCGGTAACAATGTATTGGATGTCCAGGGCATCGTTTAAGTAATCAAAACCCGAAAGCATTTCGGAACCGTCGCAATCGCAATGTGGCCATCGGATTAACGAAATTACTTCAGCATTCTCGCACGCTTTACATCCAGGCGTTGAATTGGTTTTAATTCCGTCGTTTATATCGTTCGCAATGGCGCGGACGTAGTCATTTAATTCTTGCATTATATTTTTCCTTTTTTAGGTGGGCACAATTGCCCTTGGTTGATGCTAATTACATCGTTAGACGCGCCGAAACGACGCGCCTTGCGATATAATCAGGAAAGCGACGCCTTTATTCCAAAGTAAATGACAGCGCCAAAAGCGCCCCAAATGGCCAGGAATAAAAAGACCAGGTAAATTGTGATAAAAATATCCATCATTCCCCCCCCTTCTCTTTTAACTCGCACCAGAAGTTGAGCGCTTGCTTAAGTCGGATGAAATATGCAATATCCTCTCGTTCATCTTCATTAAAACGATCCGTTTCTTTGATGCATTCATTGAGCATTTCCAGATCGTAAGCCGCTGATCCGCAAATATCGTAGATCATGTCGGTCTTATTTTCACAGTATGTGTCGAGATCACAGATGGTTGTTTCCAAAATTTCTGTTGGAATTTTCATGTGTTCGTTTTCCCTCTTAAAAATGAATTTCGACAAAATCGCCGGAAGCGATATCAAAAGCATGAACATAGGCGCCAATATCGGGTTGACGGAAATCAATGTCGAAACCTGCTAAACGCTTGCATTGTTCTTTTGCGTCGCTTGTTGGGATTAAATCGCAAGCCCAGCGGTATAAAATGTCACTTGCTGTATTTATTCTGTTTTCCATTGTTCGGTTTCCTTATTTCTAGTGGGCACAATCGCCCTATGAATTGGAATGTATATACATCTAATTATAGTGTCAAGTATTAAGAGTAAAAAAGATAAATTAATTTGGGAAATAAGAGTTTGATAGTTCGCCATCATGTATCGCTCTTGTCGCGAGCGCGAACGTCGCTGCATTTAAATGCCCTGGTTAATCGCTGTCGATAACGTCAATCAATCGAAATCATTTAATCTATAAAAGCTAAAAGGCGCGGTAATCCTTGGCTATCGTCGCCGTTGTCAATAATTATTGGTTTACTCTTGATTTTTGACGGGTAGGGGTGGTAAGGCAGGGGTACCCCGCCTTTCCGGCCACGGCTCACAGTTGGATGGGACCACAACCTGTATCCCACTACAGTAGGAGAACTTTTATGGCTAAAGCACCAGCGAAGAAGATGGTTAAGAAGGCGGCACCTAAGAGGAAGCGTGCTCATAAGGCTGATGGCTCGTTCCAGGCTGACGATCCTTCTACGCCTGATGTCAATGAGGCGTTTGTTCAGGAACCGGCCCCAGAGGTCCATAGAGAGGCTCAGAGGTCTGTTGGGTTACGCCGCCTTGGTGGCAAGTTAGTAGGTTGAGGGTTTGCATCCCCGACGCCATTACGCACTGTGAGGCTGAAAGTTTACGTTCTGAACCGACAATTTCTGCGATTTCGCCGGTTGGCTCTGCGTCGGTTTATTTATCGTTTGAAGACCCACGTTTATGTAATGTTCTTGATTTGGTTCGCAGTGCCTGTGATGCGTCTACGGATGGCTCCTCATATGTTCGGGTTGAGTGCCAGAAGGACGGACATCCGTGGCATACCGACACTGGAAATACGGGGCATATGTCTTGGTGCGGATATTCCGCTAGGCTCTTGCTTGACCCCGAATCTAGTTTTACTGGAGGGGGATTTTACTTCAAGGACGAGCCGGACAACGCGATATTCGGGTATCGACAACTATGGATTTATGACCCAGTTCCAGAGAATACGCACTTTGTCGCAAGTCACAAGGGACAACGGCGTGTGTTATTGATGTTCTTGGAGAAGGCTTAGTTTCAGAGTTATCCCCCTGGTGTCTTTTTTTAACTTTGGCCATGATGGCCGGTTTGTATCCTAGTTGGCGTCTGCCCAGGGGCGCTTGCCCTGACGCCGGGGGGATTTTAATGGCAGAACCGAATAAGGTAACGATACCGTATACGCCACGGCCTTTACAGCAAACGTTTCACCAACAGGCGCGCCGTTTTAATGTTTGTGTCATGCACAGGCGCTTCGGCAAGACGGTGATGGCCATTAACTGGTTATTACGTGAAGTCCTGACCTGTGACCGTAAAAACGCCCAGGGGGCGTATATTGCGCCCACGTATTCGGCGGCGAAACGGATTGCCTGGGTGATGTTAAGGGAATATGCGGGGGTTATACCGGGCGTTAAGTTTAATGAAGCTGAATTACGCTGTGATCTGCCGGATTCCAAGAGAATATGGCTGCTGGGGGCTGAAAATCCCGATGCGCTCCGGGGTTTGAGGCTTGATGCGGCTGTTTTGGACGAATATGCGGATATGAATGCAAGGCTGTTTCCCGAAATTGTCCGACCCGCGCTTTCGGATTTCGGCACCGGGAAATGTTTGTGGATAGGGACGCCCAGAGGCGATAACCAGTTTAGAACGATTTACGATACGGCCATTCGGAACATGGAAGACGGCGATGATGAATGGTTCGCCATGCGCTTTCCTGCCAGCCAGACGGGCATTATTCCCGAAAAGGAACTGCAAGCCGCACGCGATACGATGGATGAAAGCCAGTATGATCAGGAATTTGAGTGTTCCTGGTCGGCGGCATTGGTGGGTGCCTATTATGCCAAGATGCTGGACCGTCTTGAGTTGCAGGGGCAGATAGGGTCCGTTCCCTGGGAGCCGAACGCGGAAGTCTGGACCGCCTTTGATTTGGGAATGCGTGATAGCACGGCCATATGGTTCGGTCAGTCCATACGCGGTGAAGCTGGACATAGGATAATTGATTATTATGAAAGCTCTGGTGAAGGACTGCATCACTACATTGCTCATCTTCGCGCTCAACCTTATGTGTATGGCAGTCATTATTTTCCTCACGATGTTCTTGTTCGTGAGTTGGGCAGTGGGAGTTCTCGTTACGAAATGTTGCA